AATAACTGCATCTCTTTTAACTTGCGCCTTGTACTTCTCTTTCGCTTCTTCTTTACTCTCTGCCTCAACAACTGTAAACCTTTGATTGCTCTTAGCTTTAGTTATGTGTGTATGTTTACGTCCTGTTGAATCTTTGAATGTTGTGACTAAGTATTGTGTCACTTCCCCAAAACCTCCTTGACTCGATCTAAGATGTCTTTACACGTATCCTTTTCCTGCGTCTGCTGTTCCATCTTGTCTTTCATGATTCCTTTTCATTTTCTTTTTGTATGCGTCAATGAGTTGGTCGATAGAATAGTAAGTATTGGCGTACAAAAACGGCATTATTAAAACTTGTACAATGCTATTATCAATACCTTTTACAAATTGTTCTGTTAGCGTATGCATTACATGAACAAAATAAACTGAATGTAGTTTAGGTAAAGTAACTTCATTTTCAATCAAATCAACCATAACCTCAGTAGTTTCTTCCAAATCTTCTTCATCAACAATAGTCAGAGTTAATTGCAAACTGAAAGCTAAGTAATCAGCAATCTCATCTAATTGTGTATCTAGTGGCTTACCTGGTTGTTTCTTCCAATTTTTAAAAAACTCAAGTGTGTTAATCCACTCTACAAATTCAATAATCATACTAGCTACTGTGTCATTTAAATTTCTAGTTGGTATTCTATCGTCGAACTCCTTTTGTATTTGTAATAACTCTTGTAATTGATCTACTGTTAAATTATTCATTTATTCGTTATCTCCTATCGTTTTAATTCCTCAATAAATTTAAGCACTCTATCAATATCAATCTGTTCATTTTCTGACTTGCGTTTATTCAACCAATAATCTAACTCGTACCACCAGTCGTCGTTTAAATACTTTTCTTCTAGCAATGCATCACGTTGGTCGATGATTTCAAGCATTTACTCGTCCCCCTTAATTAGATAAATTGGTTTAGTAATAAAATCTATAATGCTAATAACTGAATCATCAGACAGTTTATAATGTGTATCTCTAATATCTCCGACCAATTGCACAATCTCTAGACTTTCGTTTGTTTCATGGTTATATACTTTATCTCCTACACTAATACTCATTTTCCTGCTCCTCCTCATATTTATAGACCACTTGCCCCGTCATAATCCCTACTGCTTCATCAAGACCAATATCTTCTTTGAGTGCATCTTGCATAGCATTAGGTAAACCCTCAAGTATTTCATCAAACGCTTGTGCTTTCTTATACACGTCTTCAATCTCTTTTAGTAATCCCTCTGTGTCATTGCCGTTATACGCACTAGCGCTGATAACGGATTTTTCTATTTGTTCACGGTTATTCATTTGTGTCTTCCTCCATTTGCCCTAAAAATTCGTAGAACTCATTTGTTCCGTCTAGTTCTTCCATTCGCGACAGTAAAATATCTGCAGTGCCTTTACCTCCTATATAGAGAGCTCCTATCCTGTTCGCTTTGCTCTCAGGGTGTAGTTCTCTAAATTTAAAACAGTAATGTTCGTATCTTCCAAGCAATTCATTTTTGACTGTGCGCCACATGATCTCCAACTCTTCGTTACGCTCTCTTAACTTAGCTATATCCCCAATAAGCTCGTCACGTTGTTTCTTGTACTCATCACGTTGTTTTCTCATCTTCTTCAACCTAGCGTCCATTACGCTTAGTTGGAACCCTGTTTCATAGTTCATTCTACCAATCTCCCATCTTTCCAAATTAATGTCATAGTTAGGCCGTCGTTCAAGATGTAGAATGCTTTGGTAGGGAAAAACGTGTTCTCTAAACGTTCGTTGATACTAATACTTGTGTGTAACGCTGACATATAGGCTCCCTCTTGAAGCTCGTACACTTCAAACAACCTATCAAATACTGTATCTTCTGTGATTTCCTCTTCAACTTCAACTATGAAAGGAGTATCAATTGGAATAAAACTTGATATCGAACACGTATTTGTATTTCGTTGAAAACGAACGAATCCATTACTAAAACCTTTTGCAAGAAAATTTTTTGCCCTTTGATAACTCCGGATTTTCTCGCGCCCACTTAATTAATTCATCTAATCGCATTTCTTTTTTAACTTTGATTTTCATTTTTATATCTCCTCTTGAATAGTAAATTTATCGTTAGGTGATACATATCCAGTCACATTACAAAAGATGCTATCAACACCAAAAGTTACATAACAGTTGCGCGTAACACCATTTGGATAGTATCTTTTATTTCCTGATAATTCAGGATTATCCCAAGCCCATTGGATAAGTTCAGACAAGTTCACTTCTTTTTCTAGTTTGATTTTCATCGTTTCCAACTCCTTAAAATAAAGTTAGTTGCTTTTCTTCTTTCAAAGTTAAATTAGATAACAACCATTCTGGTACTGCTTGTGTTTGTTTAATGTTTGGGTATCTATGCTCTACAAACTTAATATTAAGTTCTTTTTCAATATCTTCTGTATAAGGTAATCTGTTTAAACTACTAAATCCTAAATGGTCGTTTTTATCATTTTGAATAAACCATGCTCCATATGCTTCACGCGTTAATACATCACATTGAACAACAAGACCATTCATACCTCTAATAATCATATTGAATAATAAAAATGGTATGGTTCTATCGCTTAATTCTTCCGCTATATAAAAGTACATACTAGGTAGATAATCAAATGGTGAATGTTGCATTCTATCGTTGTTCCATTTTTCAATGACAATCCCACCTGTACCTGCTGCAGGCTCATAATAATCACCTTGTTTATCACTAACTAATTCCACAAGTAGTTTACTTATTGATTTTGGTGTGAAATCTTGTTTGTGCTTTTTACGATTAGCATGTTCGTCTTGAAAATATTCATGAAACCAATCATAATTAACGTCATTTTTGTAAGCTTTCAAAAACTCCATAAACGTTTTGTTTCTTTCTTCTATATCCCCATATAGCATATCCATTATTTTTTGAGGAGCTTGATAACTGTCTTTGATATCTAGAATGTCATTTATCATTGAACTCATCTCATACACCCCCTATTACTTTTAATATGTTGTTCCATTACTTTCATCGTGACCTTACGTCCTGATACCTTAACCACAAAGCCCTGTAAACCTTTCTTACGCAACTCACTTTGTATCTGTGTTGGCGTCTTGCCTGCTGTGTCATACTTATAACGTTGGTTAATCGTTGATGATAGTTCTAATGTGTTAGTTGCCATCGTTACCCCTCCCACAAATCAAATGCTCTTTGGACGTAAAACTTCGCCTTTGCTAAATCCTCGTGTCCGTTTTTCAACGGTGCTCTAGACAAGTATTTGATTGCATTACCTATTGCGAATGCTAATTGTGGTGGATACTGTGCCGTTACTTGTTCGATAAAATCTATAATTTCAATGTCTCCGTATGTGTAATGCGACGGCTGCTTAACATTATCTTGCATTTCGTTCATATCTACTTTTCTGTTACTGATTACACTCATTATGCTTCACTCCATTTCTTGAACATTTGGTTATAAGTGACATCGAACCAGTACGGATCACGTGAATGTTTTTGAGGCACATTAAACAAATGCGGTTTCTTTCTTCTTAGTTCTGCCTCTTTACGTCGTTGCCTAGACATTTCACGCTCTTTGCTCTCTCGCTCCATGATTTTGGATAACACAATTTCTTTATACTCAGCTAAGCGCATACCATAAGGTGCATGTAAGGCTTCTAACAACGCCCAGCCACCTCGTACTCTTTTTGCAACCATTCCTGGAGTTAAACCATTCTTTTTTATCAATTCATTTTCATGTTCGGTAAATTTATATGGTTTACCGTTAATCTTTACGATACTCATTTATTCCACCTCTGTATTTATCCTGTGTTAAAATTTTTAAAGCTCATGTTTTTTTCTCTGGATGTTATTTATCCTAAAAAGTATTAGTGTGTCTTTTTGGTCGTTTTTCGCCCTATATTCACGAGCACTAATGACCAAAAGCTCTTTTTGCTCTCTCAGATAATTCTTGTCGTCGCTCTTCAGACATTAATTTTCTAAAACCTATTGCGCTTTTAGGTAGTTTCGCCCTAACCAATACCGCAGTCCCAGATTCTAATCGTTCCAATACCTCTACATCATCGCCGTACAACTTTGTCATTCTAGTAATATGTGTCGGTACCGATGAGTAAGCAATCCATTCTTGATTTTCGTAATCATAGTTCAATGTCGTTTCTCGGTCTTCTCTTGAATAACCGTCGCTTACAGTTTTTGTTTCTTTGGTAATTCTTGCCATTTATTCCACCTCTATATTTACGTTTCTAATTTTTAAATTGTCATACTCTAGTATTTCGTTAGGATTGTTATATAAGTAATCTGCCAGCGCATCTTTTTCGTTATCCACATCACCAAAATGCTTATATTCAACTTCTGTAGGTATTCTTATATCAATCGTTGCGTTTATATATGCTTGTTGTTGCATTAGATCACTTCATTTCTCTTTTGCGTTCTCGTCTTGCTTTAATTAATTCCTCATACGTAATCCATGTTTTGCCTGTATACTTAGGTGCTTTACATATCCAATTGAGTTTTATGTTTCTATATTTATGTCTGAAAATTTTAGCTTTAAGTTTTGCTACTTCGGTTGGCATACCTTTAATGTCGATAACTTCAATCAGTTTGCCATCGAGATATAACGCGAAGTCTGCAATATATTCAATCTTTCGTTGTTTATCTAATTTTGGTAATAATTCAAATTTCGGTTGTATTTCGATACGATCATAGTTAGTGCCATTCATATTACTTTCTAAATATTGGTAATATTCACACTCTACTTTGCTATCAAATACAATTCCTTTGTACTCAACTTTCTTAGCGTTGTATTTACTCATCGTCCACCTCTAAATATCAAATATCGTTGCTTGTAAACCTAGCTCTTGCTCATATAGAAGTCCGTGAGCGCCTTTAAATCGTTTTAGGTCACTATCAGTCATAATTTTCTTTTCGTCGCTGAAATGGGCTCCTGTGAGCGAATAAACTTCATTTACGTTGTCTTTATACTTGATGACCTTAATATCTTCCGTGCCATCTTCTCGGTATAAGTAATATTTTTCTTTCGGCATTTTTAACACTCCTTAATGTGCGTTTTCTTCCAATTGATTTCATTCATAATTTTCTCTTCAACTCTGTCGTAATCATCGAAAGGCGATAACTCGTTATTGTCTAACAATCTGTTGACTGCCCAACCAGTCTCGATATATACATTTGCTACAATCGGGTCGCTTTGCTTTGTCTCTTCATACATCGATTTCAATAAGCTTTTGAATTGCATTATATTCATGTGAAAAACCTCTGAGTCTTCTTGTAATACTCAAATTCAATTATTCCGGTTTCGCCGTCTTTGTTTTTGGCTATGTTACATTCAACAATAGATTTGCCAGTGATACTGTCATCTTCGTCACGGTTATAATAATCATCACGGTAAAGTAGCATCGCTAAACTCGCATCTGCTTCTATTCCGCCTGATTCTTTCATGTCCGATAGCATTGGTCTTTTATCCTGTCTAGACTCGACACCACGATTCAGTTGTGAAAGTAGTACGATGATTGCGCCTGTCTCGTTAGCGATTATCTTTAAGTCACGTGATATCTTTTCTACTGCTACACGTCTATCAACTTTCGCATCAGTATCCATCAGTTGAAGATAATCTATAAAAATAACTTGTTGCCTGTCTGAATGCCTCATTGCTTGCGCTCGCACATCTTGCGGTGTGATATTACTTTTATCAGAAATATCGATGCCTAATTTCATGATTTTATCCATCGCATTCGTTAACTTTGTTAAGTCATCCGGCGTTAAGTTCCTGATTTCTTTTATCTTTGTTAACTCAATACCAGTAATTGTTGATAACATACGTTTCAATACTGATGTGCCAGTTGTTTCGAGACTAAAGAAAGATGTTTTGTATCCATTTTGTGCTATGTTCAGCATCATGTTTAATGCAAAACCTGTCTTACCCACTGAGGGACGCGCTGCGATGACGATTAATTGCGACGGCTCCAATCCCCCTATTTTGTAATCCATGAGCTTATAACCCGTCTTAATTTGCTTCTTAGGGCTATCGCCGTATAACTCATCGACAAACTCCTCAACAAACTTCTTGGTTCCGTCTTCTTTTCTGTTAGTAATTGTTTTTAAATCCTTGAGTTCATCAATCAAGTTATTAAAATTTTGGTTCGTAGGTTGTTGTTTGAACTCAGTTACCAATTCTTTCGCTTTGTTGATTTGATAACTTTCCAATAATTCTTGTTGATAACGTTCAAAGAATCCGTATCCAATGAAATCGGAGTTGTAAAGTTTAGTTATAGTATCTGTATCTAAAAACTCTTTATCTTTAGTTGCTTTTAAATAGATTTCTTGATGATCTATCTTTCCGACGTCCATTACATAATTGAAAAAGGTTTTAAACTTTTCGTTCGTAAACATGTAATCTTTAACTCTTATCTTTTCTAGTACGTCCGGTTGTTTAAGTAGCGTAGCGATTATTGTGCTTTCAATTTCAAATTGACCGTAATTCATTCGTTATCGCCCCCAAATTCTGCCAACTTATTCATGAAGTTATCTAGCGCTATTTTTCTTTGTCTGACATATTCGGGGTCATTCTGCATTTTCCATTGGTGTGTAGCGGTTTCGTTGTCTACCGGCTCAATAGATACTTTTTTAGGTGCCTTACGCATGATTGCTGGTAGGTTAGGCGGGTACGGGTTGTTACTGTTGATATATCCATCTACAGCTTTTACAGTTGGTTGATAATCCCCGTTTTGACTTAATACATCAATCCACATTTCTAACTTTGGTTTATCAAAATCGATGTTGTATACGTACCTAACTTTTTTAATAATTTCTAATGCTTGTGTTTTGCTCATCGGCATTAGTCATCACTCAATTCTTTTTCCATTTGTGCTATGACATCATCAGTAGTTTCTTTTTTAGAGTTACGAGGTTTCAATTTGTTTTCAGCACTTTCTTTATCTGAAACGCCTTCTTTATTCCAGTTCTTTAATACAGTTAGTAAGTAATTCAGACCTTTGTTGTTTTCTTTGCAGTAATCGGTAGCGACTTTTACTATTTCGAACTGATCTTGCTTAAATGATTTAATTTCGTGTTCTAACTGTTCTGCTTTTAAAGGGTTTTGTATAATTTCTAAATTGGTACTAATATACTTAAATGACTTTGAGACGTCGTCTGTCTCTCTATGTTTGTTAGTCTCTGTGTAGTCTATGGTATTGGTCGGGTCATTTTGTCCTCTTGCATCGTGCCAATTTGTCCTCATCGTCGGGCCATTTTGTCCCGATGGTCGTGCCACTAGTTTGTTTAATGTTTCATAATTGATTGAATACCATTTTGTACGGTCAAATCCAGCCTTGTTGTAGTTACCTACATGCAATAAATTTTGTTTTTCTAAACTCCCAAATGTCCTTTTTATAGTTCTCTCGCTCCAAAATGGAAATTGTTTTTGCCATTCTGGATAAGAATTAAAAATCCAAGTTTTGCCATCGTATTTATGTTTTGAGTTGTTTAGCCAATAATGAATTTGTTGCAATACTATTGCTTCGTTTAACCCTATTAATTCAGCTAATTTCGGTAATACTTGTATCGGATAGTCATCTATTAGTAACTTATTCATTTTTCTCTCCTTTCAACATTTTATTGAGCCTCTCATCAACTTTTATCCATGAGTCATGCAAGTGATATTTATCATCAAACGACTTAACGCCAATCGCATGTTGCTGGTTATGATGTTCGCGACATAACGCTAATACATGTTTGTCATAGTGATTCATTTTGTTTCTGTTCATGCCTCTGCCGACTGCTTCATAATGCGCTAGGTCTGCGTGAGGCTTTCCGCATATTACACAGTTGCGGTTAACAGTTGACCAGTATAAGAATGATTTATCTTGTTTCAGTAGATTACTCGTTTTGTAGCTAAGTGGTATGTCATTGTAGAACGTCCAGTCAAGCGTTGCTTCAATGATTTGACTTGCTTGTGTTCTCGTACAATTACTTAGCGAAATACGTTCATCATAGCCGTAGTACGTTCTTACAAACTCGATGAACATATGTCTCATATAGTCCATTGGTTGACCTGTATGTTCTTCTATGTCTTTGACAAGCGCGAATATTTTTCGACGTTGCTTGCCGGTAATTTGAAACGGATCTATAACGTTTACATCTACTTCTACATCAAACCCGTTATCAAGTAGTAATGTTTCTTTATTGCCTAATTCAACACCCGAGATGACAACTGTTGTTGTGCCGTCGTCTTGAGTGATATAACTAGTAATTTTCGGCATTTAATCATTCCAATCAGAACGGTAAGTCATCATCAGTAATCGTAGTGGTATTATCAAAAGGATTATTACCAGTTTGAGTTTGTCTTTGTTGATGATAATTGTTGTTTGGTTGTTGGTTGTTATTCTTCGGTTCTAAGAATTGAACACTGTCCGCTACTACTTCTGTGACAAATACACGTTGCCCGTCTTTGTTTTCATAACTGCGTGATTGTAAACGTCCATCAACGCCAGCCAATGACCCTTTGGATAAATAATTATTTACATTTTCTGCTTGTTTTCTAAAAGTTACACAGTTAATAAAGTCTGCCTCACGTTCTCCTTGAGCGTTAGTAAATGTTCTGTTAACTGCGATAGTGAAAGTGGTAACACTCACACCATTCGGCGTTGTTCTATATTCTGGATCTTTTGTTAAGCGTCCTACTAATACTGTTCTGTTTAGCATTATTGTTTTCCTCCAGTAATTGTTTTTGCGTTGTTTCGTATTTTTTGAATAGCTTCTGCTGCTTGTTTTTCTGTTAATTTATAGTTATTTATGTCGAATTTTTGTTCTACTATATTTTGTGGAGCTTCTTTATCCGTGCCCTTTATCAATTTAGTGAAACTTATAACCTCTTTCCTTAAAATCCCTATAGTTTCGCTACTTGCCCATTGCGTTCTAGTTTGCTGTTTTGGATTATTATTTTTTCCACTTGCTTCATTTCCGTCATCGTCTTGGTCACTAGTAATACCGAAAATCGCAGATAGCGAATAACGTTTAAGATAACTTATTAACGAGCCTGCTCCTTGTGGCGTATTCTTTTCTGCATTCATAAATACAGGATCATACTCGATATATTCACCGCTTTCATGCATAAGCATTGTAGCGACTCCTACGCGCCCGTCTACATCGTTCAAAGCCCATTGGGTATAAGACAGTCCATGAGGTGTTGCCGCCTCGTCAATGGCTTCTACAACGTTCTCAAGAGGTACGTATTTTGATTTGAAAAATGGATTATTTTTATCTTTGAGCGGTTGTTTTACTTCTTTACGAAACGCAACCATAGCTTTGTTTATTTCTACAACTGTTTCTGATTTATTCATCACTTAATCACCAGGCTTTCTGTTACCTTTAATTCAACGCCAGGAATATCTTTCCCATCTTTCAAATCATCGATTAGTTGCTTAGAATTAAGTTTCGGGGCTTGTGATAGCCAATAATCCTTTGGAATAAGTTTTTCATCGATAATATTTTTACTAGCCCCGTTTTTGCGCTTGTAAATATGATTAGTAGCTGTGCGGTAACTATCTACTTCCTGTGTTTCTAACATCTCTTTTAAGTAATCTCTTAAACGATCAGTTAAATTTTGTTTTTGTTTTTTTAAATTTTGAAGTCTCTTAATTTCTTTATCTATGACATCTATGTCACCTAAAGTTTCACGTCTCCAATTGACAATGTTATCTACTTTGACGTTCATTTCTGCTTTGATAGAATCTAATGTATCTTTTAGTAATGTTGGATCTAATTCATCTTGATTAGACATCTCTTTAAATGCTTCTGATAGCTCATATAGATTAGCCATTAGTTAATCCCCCTCTACCATTTCATGACTAAGTTAATTAGTCTGTCCTGTTCATCTGTGTTCTCTTCAATCCATTCATCTATCGCTTGGTTAAATAAGTCTGATGCCATATCTAAGTCATTCTCATCTACGACATAAGCATGTTTAATTGGTATGTTGTTCATATCTTTAACTTGTATTGATATGCCCATATGACCTTTTAAAATGAATAGCTTAAAATCGAATCCGTTAACATGAATATTTTTGCGTATGATTTCGCCTATTTCGTAATACATCTTGACTTCCTCCGTTTTTCATTTTATATTGAACACGAATTAATTTTGTTAATCGTTTGTCACTGTTACTTGTTGGCGCAAGTAGCAGTTTTTTATTCTTCATAAAAGTATTCCTTATAAAATATGAATGTTGCGATACTTGCGAATCCTGCAATTGACCATGCTGTAGTGAAGTATAGAAACGGCATGAGTACAATCGCTAAGACTGTGAAGCACAGTACTGCTAATAGGTAGCTTTTATAAGTTTTACTCATTTTCTTTTTTCAACTCCTCCATTATTCTCTGGTCTGATAAGTCGTGATAAGGGAATTTTTTCCTAGCTAATTGGACGGGTATTCTGCCTCGTATCGCAATGTATCCTTCATCTTCAAGCTCTTTATTCAGTTCTCTTATTATTTGTCCTGCTTTGGATTTAGAAACAGATAAAATTACCGCAAGTTCTTTAGCTTGCAAACTATTTTTCATCATATCTTTTCCTCCTTTTTATTTTTGTGTTGTGTATAATTTAGTTATCTCCTAGTGAAAGGAGGTGGATAATATGTCATATAGTGAATATGAACAGCTTTACTATAAAATTGTTAATGAAGCTGATGAACTATACGGTGGTCAAAGTGAACACTTCAAGAAGAACCTTCAAAAACTTACAGAGAATGCTGATGAAGGTGTTTCCAGTGAAAAGATTTACTCTACCGCTTTACATGAATCACTTGAGTACCAACGAAACTTCATCTTCTTAGAATTAGGTAAGGTTCTCTTTAGTGAAGTCAGAAAATGCCTTAAGTAGTTTTATTCCTGAATCAGGATCACTGTGTCGCTCAATCGTTTCTGCTGTAGATTCTTTACTAAAATCATTTCGATTGATTACAGGCTTTCTCGTATTTCGTTCAATCTTCCAAACCTTCCAAGTCACAACTGCCATTGTGATGAGGAGGGTTGTTTTGTATAGTGTGTTCATTGATAATTCCTCCTATTAAGATTTTTATTTTTCTCCTAAAAACTTATTAACAAAGTATTGTTGTCCTTTGCCTGTTACTTTTGGCGTCTTACTAATTGATGTGTGACCGTCCGAATGTGTGATTGATGTTTCTTTAATTTCGAATAACTCACGTTCCATTGAATACTGTGTAGGCATGTTATAATCCACACCCTTGCGTTTAATAAGGAATCCGTTTTGACGTAACCACTCAAACAATCTGCGTTGCCCGATGTTTATACCGTTTTGTTTAATGATCTTTGCTAACTCTCCAACTAAAATTGATGTCTTAGTAGTAGCTACTGCATCTGCAAATACAATTTTTGGTTTATCACGTTCAATCTTTGTTTCTAATTGATTGATTGTGTTGTTAGCAATTTTTAAAGCACGTTGCATAATCATTTCTGGACTGTTCCATGCTTTCTCTACTTGGATGAAATACTCTCTAAAATCAAAACCTTTTTCTGTACCTGACATCATCGCAACATGTTTAGCTACATCAAGTGTTAAAGCATAATCTTCTAGTTGTCTTACAGCTCCGTTATTAACAACCGTACTTGTAAGTACACTTGTAAAATCCCTATTTTCTTTGAAATGCTTCAAGTTAATTTCTGCCCAAGCGCTAAAACGCTTTTTAACTTCCAAAGCTTTATATAACTCTCTTGCACTTATTGCGATTTCTTCATTTTCTTTTTCTTGTATGTTGAACATTTCGCCGATGTTCGATTTTGTTTTTAATGCTTGCATATTGTTTATGCTCCTTTCGTGTATAATTTATTTATCGCTACTGCGATGGTGGGTGGTGATAAGATTGAAAACTAACTATAACTTTAGTATCAATGTTAGAAATGCCGGTAAGTTTGAAGAAACACCATGTGAATTTGTAGATGGTAGCAAAGGTGTTCGATTAGCTTACGAAAATGGTTTGGTCGTAACAATCCACGTTGACGGCAATAATATTGATATACGTTCAAGTCACCTATTAATTTTGGTTGATGAAAACCCTTTAACTTTTGATGTTGATATGAATACAAAAAATCCTAAATAATTTTTTTACCATCAACAGTTAAAGACAATGTATTTTTATTTTGGAGATGTAAGAGGTCTATTGTCGTTAGTAATTCCTCTTCGCTCCATTTTTCTTTTTCTGCTAGTTCGATGATTTTTACTGCTATTTCATGAATCTTTTTTAAATCTTGCATTTGTTTTCCTCCTATTAAGTTGTTTGTGTTTCTTTAGTCGTGTTTTCACGACTTTGGTTTAAAAAATATATGTCTGCACTGATATCTAAGTACAAACAAATTGCTCTTACTTCTGACATTGAAAAGTCGTTCCCATTAGTTCGATTTAGTTTTTTATTAACAGTTGTTCTATTTATATCAAGTAATTCGGCTAAATCTTTATTCTTGATGCCTCTTTCTGTTAACAAACCTTTCAACTTGTTATATCCGTTCATTTTCGCACCTCTTTTCTAAGTCGTGTATTTACGACTTGTCTATTATACTACACCACCTTTTTTACTTTTGCAACACTTTTGTCGTGTTTTTATAACTTTTTTTATTTCTTCTTATATAAGTGTTGTAAATAAACAACACATGGTGTATATTAAATTCATGGGGATAAATAATAATAAGGAGTTAGAACGAAATGACTTTTGGAGATAGAATAAGAAATTTAAGGAAGCAAAAAGGTTTGACTTTACAACAACTTAGCGATGAACTGCATGAAAAATTCCCTTCAAAGGACAAGAAAAACAGTTTTACTAAAGGTAAATTGTCCAATTGGGAAAATAACAAATCAGAACCCATAGCGAAAACTGTATCTCAACTAGCTTCTTACTTTGGTGTAAGCATGGATTATTTAATTGGTTTAGAAGATGATATTGTTCCATTAGAAAACATTAATCATTACTATCAAGTGCCATTTTATGGAAAAGTTTCTGCTGGAAATTTTGAGACAGTCGAAATTGAAACAAAAGATTTCGATATTCCAGACGTAGCCTTTAATGGTCGTAAGCCTAGTGAATGCATAGCGTTACAAATAAATGGTGATAGCATGAATAAAATACTCGCTAACGGTTCTTATATAATTGTCCATGATTATAGGAAGTCTTGTGATCATAAACTTAACAGCAATGACATCCTTGTATTACGTCTAGGTGGTGAATATACAGTTAAGCGTGTGAGACGTACTGAAACAAAACTACATTTAGACCCAGTAAGCTATTCAGATGAATTTAAAACTAATTCTTACGATTTAGATTCTATTGATGAAATCGAAGTTATAGGCAAAGTTATTTATAACTATCGAATTTTTGATTAATAGCGCCTATGTGGCGCTTTAATATATAAAGTAAGCAAAGGAGAAATGAAAATGAAAAAAGTAAGTGTTATAATGCCAACATTCAATAACGGCGAAAAATTACATAGAACCATTAGTTCTGTATTAAATCAAACAATGAAGAGTACTGATTACGAATTAATTATTATTGATGATCATTCAAATGACAATGGCGAGACTCTGAATGTTATAAAAAAATATAAAGGATTAGTCCGTTTTAAACAGTTAAAAAAGAATAGTGGAAATGCTAGCGTACCTAGAAATACAGGCTTAAAAATGAGTAAAGCTGAATATGTATTCTTTTTAGATTCTGATGATTTACTTCACGAAAGAGCACTAGAAGATTTATATAATTACGGCAAAGAAAATAATAGCGATTTAATAATTGGAAAATATGGAGTTGAAGGTAAAGGAAGAAGTGTTCCTAAAGCTATATTTGAGAAAGGAAATGTAGCGAAAGCTGATATTATTGATAATAGTATTTTTTATGCTTTATCAGTACTAAAAATGTTTAAAAAAAGTGTTATAGATAAAAACAAGATAAAATTCAAAACATTCTCTAAAACTGCTGAAGACCAATTATTTACTATAGAATTTTTGATGAATTCGAAAAATTACTCGATAAAAACCGACTATGAATACTATATTGTAGTCAACGATTTCGAGTCTAGCAATCATTTGTCTGTAAATAAAAGTACAGGAAATCAATATTTTGCTACTATAAACGAAATTTATAAAGCTATTTATAAAAGTCCAATTTATAAAAACCAAGAAAAAAGACACCAACTTGCCGGGAAATATACAACTAGACTTTTAAGACACGGTCAAAAAAAGAATTTTGCAAATAGTAAAATGAAATATGAAGATAAAATCGAATGGTTAAACAACTTTTCTAAAACAATTAATAAAGTACCTAGAAACTCAGATAAATACGTCACACAAATATTCAACTTAAAATTAGAAGCAATAAGACAAAACGATTTATTAGCTGTGATGATCGCAGATAAGCTATTATAGGAGGAAAACAATGGAATACTTTAATTATAATAACAGAAAAAAACTTGTTCTTGAAAATGTTGATATAGATAAAGTGAAAGAAGTATACAAAGATTATGAATTAATTAATTATGCAATAAAAAAACAAACACTTTACATGAACGATTATGAAGTTGCTAAAGTTTCTGAAAAACATCTAAATGAAAATATTAATAATCTAAGAGGTACGGTTAACCTAGACGAAAAATGTATTTTGTCACTAACCTATCTATAATGCGAAATTTCGGGTAGCTCGCCTACCCTTATTATTTTTTGCCAATTTTGAGGAGGGAGAAGCAAAATGCCAGTATATAAGGATGATAATACAGGTAAATGGTATTTTTCCATTAGATATAAAGATGTATACGGTAATAACAAACGTAAGATGCAACGCGGTTTTTCAACTAAGCGTGAAGCTAAGAGTGCAGAGGCTATTTTTTTGAATGATGTAAACGAAGGATATAGCGATTCAAAAACATTTGATTATGTTTTTCATCACTACTTAGAAAATAGCGATTTGAGACCTAAAACAAAACGACGCAAACAAAATGAATATCATAAACACTTTAAAGCTAAGTTCGGGCACATAAAAATGAATAAGATAACGCAAAATCAATGCCAAGAGTTTCGTAAATATCTAATAGAGAATGTAGCGTCAACAAATTCTGCTCGTACAATTTGGTCAGGTTTTAAAGTTGTAATTAATTATGCCAAAAAATACTTTGGATTACGTACAGATCCAACAATATCAATTAAACCTATTCCGCGTGTAAAGCCAAAACCTAAGTTTATGATGCGTGAAGAATTTGAAGAAAGAATCAAAGACATTGAAGAGCAAGATTACAGAGAGTTATTTACATTAATGTTTTATACAGGTTTAAGGATTGGCGAAGCTATGGCTCTTGTTTGGACAGACTACAATAAATACAAAAAAGAGATATCCATAAATAAAACAATGGACATCTCTAATAGAACTATATATCCGAGACCAAAAACAGATAGTTCAGAGGATATTGTTCCTTTACCTAAATTCATCAATACAATGTTAACTGAACGACATCAACGTGAAAAAGAGTTAAACAAATATTTTGATGAACGTAGTTATTTTATTTTCGGAGGAATGGCTCCCAAACATTACAGTCATGTTCAAAAGAAATTCCAAAAAGCTTTCCCCCATTATAACATTCACGCGTTAAGACATTCTTATGCATCTTATCTTGCAAATAATGGTGTAGATATTTTCGTTTTACAGTCACTCATGAGACATGCTCAAATCACTGAAACGATGGGCACTTACAGCCATTTATATACTCAGAAAAAACACGATGCAATAGCCATTTTTGACAAGTAA